ACCCTGAGCCGGACCCTGAGCCTGAGCCTGAGCCTGAGCCTGAGCCTGAGACGGAGCCTGAGCCTGAGCCTGAGCCTGAGCCTGAAACTGAACCTGAGCCTGAGCCTGAAAAAACACCCAAGAACCGCGTCCCGTACGACCGGTTCAAAAAAGAGGTAGAAAAACGTAAAGCGCTTGAGGCAGAACTGCGCAAAGTCCGCGAGGCTGCGCCAGCCGGCGATGTAGGTGACCTTGACGTCGATGTAACTTTTGACGAGGCCAGCTTCAAGAAGATGGCTGATGCGTTCGTGGACGGCGATACCGCTACCGCGCAGGCAGCATTCACCGAGATGGTGAAAGGCGCGGCACAGGCGGCTGCGAAAGCGGCGGCGGCGAAGGCCTATGAAACTGCCCGTGACGAGTCCGAGGGCGCATATCGCGCACGTGTGTTAGTACAAGAGGCACAGGAAGCGGCTGACTTAGTGCAAGCTGAGTATGACATCTTCAACGATAAGACCGAATCCTTTGACGAGGTATTGTTTGAGAAAGCACTTACTCTGCGTGATGCCCTGATGACGACCGGTATGAGTGTCGGCGAGGCTATTATCGAAGCCGCACAGATGGTCGCTGCCCAGAACGGTGTTGCTGGCAATAGCACTAAGGCACAGAATAGTGAACCCGCCAAAAAACCGGCGGTCAAAGCCCCGAATATCGAACGTAAGCTCGAACAGGCGGCGAAAAGCCCGCAAAAATTAGGTGGCGAACCAAACGCCTCGACCCCTGAGCTCGACATTATGGAGATGTCGGACGAGGAGTTCGAGAAACTGACTCCGGCCGAACTGGCCCGCTTACGTGGAGACATCATCTAATGGAACAATTAAATACTCAAGGTGAGAAACTCATCGGCAAAGCCCGTAAACAAGGTACCTCGCTCGATGCCGACGGTATGAAACAGGTATTTATCACCCTTATCGACGCCCTCGAGTTATGCCGTGAAGATTCAACCGAGCACGGGACGTTAAACAGTAACAAGGAGGCACTCATTGACCAGGCTCAGATGAAACTGGTTGAGGCCTCGATGTGGGTCACGAAAGCCATGACCTACGGCAGATAATCAATAAAACCGCTAGAGATAGCGGTTTTTTGTTGCATACACATAGCCTGCGGAGTTATAATATAACTACCTCGATTAACGGACGTATAACCGTTAGCTTACTTCTGAGCTTATCAGCTGCCAAATACTCTTATCGCATTTCCACGTCACGGATAGAAATAACACTAACTTTAACCCTAATTCTGAGGCATAGAATGGCATTAACGAATTTCGCCGCTCTGACGACAGAGCAGAAAAAAGTATGGGTGCGTGACCTGTGGAAGCAAGCCCGATCAAAAATGTTTATCAACAAGTTCCTTGGCACAGGCCACGACTCTGTTGTTGAGCATATTACCGCACTAACAAAAACCACCAATGGCGACCAAGCCGTTATCCAATTAATCGCTGACTTAGGCGAGGACGGTGTAACAGATGACTACACCTTAGAAGGTAACGAAGAAGCAATGAAAGCGTACGACCAAGTGGTTAAAATCGACCAACTACGTCACGCTGTGCGTTCTAAAGGTAAGATGGCCGACCAACGCTCTACTGTTCGCTTCCGTAACAACGCGAAAGACCAGTTAGCATTCTGGTTAGCCGACCGTATCGACCAAGCGGCGTTCTTGACTTTATCCGGTATCACCTACGACAACGCCAACTCCGGTGCAACTCGTGCTGTCAAAGCTACCGGCCAGAACTTGAAAGACTTGGCATTCGCCGCCGATGTAACCGCGCCAACTGATGCCCGCCACTTACGCGTGTCCGGCAACAAGTTAGTTGCAGGTAACACCGCGAGTATCACCGCCAACGACCGTTTGGGTTATCGCCACATCGTAGAGTTAAAAGCCTACGCTCGCGATAACTATATCCGTGGTACAGGCGCTAACAACGATAAGTACCACTTATTCTTAACCCCTGCTGGTTTAGCGCAGTTAAAACTTGACCCAGACTTCATGGCAAACGCCCGTGCTGTGAACATTAACTACAACCAAAATATCTTGTTCGGTGGCTCCACCGAGATGTTAGTGGTTGACGGTGTTTACATCCACGAGTACCACCATGTATTCAACACACGTCGTGCAACCACCGGCAAAAAATGGGGCGCGGCAGGTGCAATCGACGGTCAACGTGTGCTGTTCTGCGGTGCGCAAGCATTAGCCTTTGCTGACATCGGTGCTGGTGAGTGGGAAGAAGACACCTTCGACTACCACAACCAACAAGGTATCAGCTACGGCAAAATCTTCGGTTTACGTAAACCGGTGTTTATGGACAAAGTATCCGGCAAGAAACAAGACTTCGGTGTCATCGCCCTGGATACGGCAATCTAATCACGGCGTGGGGCTGTGTAGGGCGGGTGACCGCCCTTTTTTCTAGAAGGACATAAAAATGGCTACATTGAAAAATACAGGTGCAGACGCCGCTCGCGTCTTTGGCCCAGTCGGTGCGGTAATCCGTGTCGAGGCTGGCGAAACCGTCGAGGTCCCGTACACTCCGGCTGAATTACAGGTTGAAGTCGGCGGCAGTATCGAGGTCTCCGACAAGCCTGCTAAGGCGGAGAAAAAACCTGAACCCGCTAAAAAAGAGGGTGAATAATCATGGCGCGGGTAACGGTAGCGGAACTCATTAAACGAGCCAAGACCACCGCACAGGACATTGATTTTGTGCAGTGGATCGAGTCTGAGTGGCTTGACTGGTATAACGAGTGTCTATTAACCCTCGTAACGGTTGCGCCTAATGCGGTCGCTGTGAACCGTACCCTCACCCTTGTACAAGGTAGTCGTCAGACTATCCCTGAAACCGCTGCCCGCTTGGTAGACGTCGTTCGTAACACTACCAGTGGGCGAGCGATCCGGAACATCGACCGAAAAACCCTCGACGAACAGTTCCCGGTATGGCACAAAGACCTTGCAGACGAGGCATACTTCTACGTTTATGACGCCGGTGTGCCGACCACATTCTATGTATACCCCGCTCTAAAAACCGCCGGTGTTCAGATTGACGTCGTACTGGCCGAAAAACCGGTGGCAGCGACCCAAACATCTGATGTGATTGCCGTCTCTGACTGGTATGCCCCGGCCATTGTTGACTACCTACTGTACCGCGCGTACCTCAAGAACGCGGACTACACCAACGACCTCGGGCGTTCTGATAATTTCTATAACAAATTCCTGAGTAAACTCGGGGTGTCTAATGGAGGCTAACCCGTGCAATACACAAAGCTGGCTGAACGAATCGCACTGGAATCTGGCGGCATTCCTGACTTTATTCTCGCGCAGTTACTCGTAACCTGCGCCGACGAATTCTTCCACGACTCACGGCTCTGGCGCGTGACAGGTGAAATTACCCTTAATCTCGATGATGACGAACCGCAATACAACCTCCCTGCGCTACTCCCGGCAGACACCTATATGGTGCGGGTTGAAACCCTGTCGTACGAAGACGGTACGCGAATTCCGGCGGTATCTAACACCGGGCGTTACCCGGAACTAGGTCTAGCGTTCACCTCGAGTACGGATAATATCGAACTCTTTGGGTCGGAGTACCCCCCTGAAAAGTTGCAAATACAAGTAAGTGTAGCACCGACCGCAACAAACAGCGTTATCCCTGACGACCTTCTCCCGTACTGCCGTCGCGCACTAACCGCCCTCGTATTATATCGCGCGTATGCAACACCTAACCGTGAATGGACAAATACCGAGCAAGCAACTTTCTGGGCTGGACAGTACGAAATGTTACTGCTCGAAGCCATGCGCCGCGGTCGCGCAGACAAAGTCAACACACATAAGGAGTGTAAATTCTCATGGTAAGACATCAAGTGACCCCAGAAACAGAGTACCAATTCCTGCACGACCTCTATAACGGCAATCAAGAGGCAATCAACATATTCATGACTATGGCACGCATATCTCACGCCATGGACGACCTTATCGACAAGGATAATGAGGTCAGTGATGTTGAGATTGCCGAGGCATTCTTCATGGCAATTTGTGTACTACCGTCAATCAAACTATACCGTGACAACATCGACGACTTCCGCTCGTTTATGTTTATGGTGTTCACCGACTATATTTCATCAGTGGAGCTTGAGAAAGGCACAGAACACGAGAGAAATATGGCGTTCATGCTTCGCGACAGCTTGACAGGGCTTGCTACACTAATCTGCGCGCTTTTATATGGCAGAACCGTGGCGATGCAAAAGGCCGCTGAGATTCGCCGCTTCTTCCATGACGAACACTTAGAAGAATATAAACAACTTTTACCTACAACGCCGGTAGACAACTCTGCCGACACACAAGGAGACGAATAATGTGCGGCGGTGGCGGTGGCGGTGGCCAACAAAGAACACCGGAAAACGAGCTCGCGTCAAAAGGTATCGAATCTGAACGTTACAACCTCGCCGCGGGTGTGAACTCCCAATATTTGCCAAAATATGTTGAGGAGGCTAAACGTGACTTCTCACACATTTCCGGCGGTCTCGCCAATGCGGACATAATGTCTCAAAGTAAGAACGACTACGTAGGCGCCGGCGCTAACTACATGGCCGCTAGCGACTCGCAGAATTCGTTAGCTAATACCCGCAACACGGCCATTCTTAAAGCCCGTGGCGCAGCAGAACGGACGCGTATCGAGAGTACTGACAGCGCACTACGCGCCCTGAACGGCGCAGCACAATCAGCGGCGCAAGGTCTGGTGGCCTCTGCCCGCCGCGAGAGCGATGAAGCAGTGACCTCCGCAAATAATCGTCAAAATACACGACAAACGAATATCGCCGGCGCGGTCTCTCTTGCCGGGGCGCTTGGAGGTATCGGGTATGATATGTATTCCCGCGGTGAGCTCTTTGGAAAGACCGCGAAACGCGCAGACGGCGGAGCTCCTGTCGTCGAGGCTAGACCCGTCTGGAGAAAATAACCGATGGCAACTAATTACGAAAAATGGCAGTACAGACGTAACGCCCAAGGCAATACTGAGGCGCAACTCGCAAGTGCGTACCGTGCCGACTGGGCTACCATCGCGCCACACTTGCAAGACTTACTACAGACCGAAGCCGACGCTGTAACCAGCACCGGCATCGTCGACGCAGCACAGCGACAGATACAGCGCTCTGCTATGGGTTCCGACGAGAGTATGAACGCCCGGCAACAGATGCGTGCTAACACCAATCTCACACCATCTCAGCGGCTGTCGTTAAGCTCTAGCGTGTCTCAAGCGGCGGCGGCTAACAATACAGCCAACATGAACACGGCGCGGATTAACCAGCACGAGAGCAACCTCTCCGCGCTAAATCGTCTCATCGCCACAACAAACGCGATGAAACAGGGCTCTGCATCTACGCTCAATGAGATCGCCTCTAACGAGTCAATGCGTAAACAGGCGAATGACACTGCTAGAGCGCAGAGACGCCAACAAAACACCCAGACCGCCGTGAGTGCTGTGGCAACAATCGCGACAATTGCAGCCGCTGCATGGTAGGTGTATGGGGTACTTAACCGAAACTATCGAAGCTGTTCAACGAGCGCGTCGCCCACTATTCCAGTTTTCAGGCGGACGCGACTCATTATGCACCCTGTTTTTACTCTACGAGTCCGGTTGCTCAAACTTCGACATAGTCTGGGTCAATACCGGCGACGCAGCGCCTGAAACAGTAAAACTTGTCGATTACATAAAATCTTTATGGGGTAGCAGATTTCATGAGGTATGTTCAGACTCCTGTGCGTGGCGCAAAGCGAACGGAGACCCGTCGCCACTAGTGCGTTGCGAGGAAGCCTTCCCGTGGGTGGCTGAATGTTCGAACGAACAGTACCACGTTCAGCCACAAAGTTCATGTTGTGCGGCTAATGTCATGAACCCAATGCACGAATTTACTGTCGGCGGTGGCTATGACCTGGTTATTCGAGGAAACCGCGGTAGCGAACCACTAAAAACCGCTGCCGGCCACTTACAAAAAACTGACGCCCCATACACGCTCGCCTACCCTATTTACGACTGGACGACCCCACAAGTGGACATGTATCTGGTCAAGCGAAATATGCTCCCGTCGTTCTACGACTTTATGGACTCAGGCGTCGACTGTATGACCTGTCCGGCGTTCTGGGGTAACGGGCACCAAAAATGGCTTGCGACGTACTACCCCGATGTAGCACAAGAGCGACAACATAATATCGAAAAACTTATGAGCTATATGTCAAACGTCATACAGCTTGGATTTAATGAATTAGACCTTAGAGGTGTGTAATGGCAACTAACGGAATTCTGGAAGGCATCCAAGGCGCAAGCGCGCTTCTCAACATGTATCACGGCATCCGCGACCGCCAAGACCGTCGCGAGGCAGAAGCGCGTGATTTTGCACATAAAGAGGCGCGCGAACGCCTGGCAGACACCCAATGGCAGATGAACTATGACCGTCAAGGTGACCAGTTCAATCAACAGATGGACCTACGACGCCAAGAGCACGCGGATAACATGGCTTATCGCCGTGAGGCATTGGCCGAACAACGTCGTTCGCACAACATGAGTCACGGACTGTCGGCTGCTCGCTTTAGACGCGAAGAAGAACGCTATCGCCAAGAACGCGCGGACGCGGAAGCGGCACGGAAAGCAACAGAGGATTTCTATCGCCAACGCGTACTTGGCGTCGATGGAAAGGACAGCAATATCAGCTACGGCGAGGCGGCTGCTATCCCGGGCGTGATTAAAGAATCCCTCGGTGAGACAGGAAACATGTTACTGGCTGCTGCCGGCTTCAAACTGCCGGAGGGCACGCCCGGTAACGCTGTCGTCGGGGCTATGGACGACAAAAAAGGCGGTATCATCCCTGTAGCTATTTCAAAAGACGCTGAGGGTAGAGGTCGTGTGGAAGCAATTTCCGGTCCAGTTCCGCGCGAGCAGGTGTCTGAGTTTGTGGCGAACGGTGGTAGCCAGCTAGCAGGGACCGCGTTTGCTGCTGCGCTCGGCGTGCAAGCGGCACAGGACACGAACAAAGTTAGAGATGCTCAAGACGCCCGCGACAACCGCGAGTACAACCTTGCACGCATTGACCAAGCAATTTCTATAGTCCAAAACCCTAAAATCAGCAAAGAAATCCGCGAAGAAGCCGCACAGGAGCTCGAAGCCTACCGTGTCGCCGGTGTTGACACCAAGCTCCGGGGGCGCTCCCTAGTTGAGGGTGTAGCAAGAATGCAGGAAGAACAAAAAACTGTGCGCAAAGCAGAACTAGACGCTCTTGGAACAGTGACGAAGACTGAGGCCGAGGCCCGTCTTGATAGACAGCGCTACACCGCGACAAATAAAGAGTTTGCAACACTGCGCAAAGACCTGATTACCTCAGCAGGGGATTTGTACGACAAGAAAGACCCACGTTCACGTGTTGCTGCCGGGCTCGTTGATGCCGGTTTAACTTATATCGAGGACACTCAGGGTCGTCGAGCAGGACAAGCAAATAGCTCTGCGTTTAAGGCACAGTTCAACAACATTATCCGCACCGCAGTTAATCTGAAAACTGACGACTTCGCGGCCGCATACGCAGCGACACAGCGCTACGGCGGCACCGGCAATGAGAATCAGACAGATATATTGCTTGGCAGCTATAATTCCGCGCGCAGACTCCTCGAGGAGGCCGGCATGAGTGAAGCCGAAGCAAACCGTGCGCTGACACAGGCTACTGACGCGCTATTGAAACACGATAAACAAACAAACTTTAGCGAACTTCCACGCTACATTACGGAAAAATACGGTATCAAAGGTAACTAATCTATGGCAGAAAATAAATGGCTTGACGGCGACACAGTAAAAACGGGCGGCACCCCCCGCCCACGCCGTATGTTAGGGGTTGATACCACCGAAACTAAACACGAAGAAGGCAATAAAGGCTGGTCAATTGACGCCTATATCGCTAAGCATATCGCTCAAGGTACTGACCAGACAGTCACAGGTACCGGACGTTACGACAAGTATGGCCGCGAACTCGCCACACTATCCACAGACGATGGCGGCCTTACCAGCAACGAAAAACTGATTCGTGCCGGTCTCGCCGGTACATCCGGCAGTGTTGCTAATCTCCCTGATGACGTTGCATCCGCGCGACATGAACGAGTCCGAAACGCGCTCGCAGGCGTGCCCGATAGTGACGAGAATGTCCGCAACATCGGCCAACTGACTCGTAACCTAAACACTGCCGATAAAAGCGGCCGCCTACAAGGTATCCGTGTCGGCTCTCATGCCCCTAGTCAAAAACGTGACGGGAACGTTTTGACAAATTCCCTCGCCCGCGGTGTTGACCAAACCCAAATGATGCTGTACGGCACTGCGGCGGCGATGGCGAATGCTATCGGCAACGACGACCTACAGAAGTGGGGCGAAGAAGGTATGGCCGCTAACAAATACCAACTTGAGCGCAACCAGCCGGAAACAAGTTCATATAAGGACATCGACGGAGTTGGTACCGCTGTAACCTACGCCATTGAACGTGTATCTGAGACCGCCGCACAGCTCGCGGGAACCGCAGCAGCAGCAGCGGTCGGCGCCGGTATTGGCGCTGCAACTACCGGTGGCGTGGGAACAATCCCCGGTGCTTTCGCCGGAACCTGGCTCGCCTCCTCGGCTATGAGTAGTGGAGAGCTCGCCGGTGATATGAAAGAGGCTGGCGTTAAGGACTATGGTGTTGCCTCACTTATTACCGGTGCCGGCATGGGCGCCCTGGACGCGTTCAGCTTCGGTAAGATGGGCTCTGCTGTTATGGGCGGTCTCGGGGTCAAAAAGCGTGCTGCAATGGAGGTTGCCGGCTATCTGGGTGCAGGCAAGGAGATTGCTAAAGCAGCTGCTAAAGGTTTTGTAACTGAAGGCACAACTGAGGCTATGCAAGAAGGTGTGAAAGAGGTCGGTATTCGTGCTGCCGGTGGTGACACATCTAAACTCGGCTCACTCACTGACCGCATGGCCGAATCATTTGTCGCCGGCGGTATGGTCGGTGGCGCACTAACCGGGGCGGGACGCACTGTACGTGAGGGTGTTGCGTTACGGAAACAGAACCAAGATGGTCGCCTATCTGACACCGCGCCCGATGACGCGTCAGGTAACGTAGTTAACGACCTCGGCGAAGTAACTAAAGGCGCAACAGTGACTTATGACCCAACCGCCGAGAACATCGAGCCTGAGAAAGGTTCACCTACCCACGTGAACGACCCTGCAGTCGAGACTAAACCTGTAGAGTCTGTAAAGGAAGTCGAAACTAAACCCGCAGAGGTCGTTGGAGAAGTTGAGGCTAAACCTGCAGAGGTCGTTGGGGAAGTTGAGGCTAAACCTGCAGAGGTCGTTGGGGAAGTTGAGGCTAAACCTGCAGAGGCCGTTGGGGAAGTCGAAACTAAACCCGCAGAGGTCGTTGAGGAAGTCGAAACTAAACCTGTAGAGGTAGCGACCAAAGAACCGGTTAACAGCAAGACTAACTATACCGGCGTTAATCTCCGCCCGCTGATTGACGCGACCTTGGCCGATGACCAGAACGTACCACAAGAAGTTCGTACCGCGCTCAAAGACTATATGACCGGCGGGTACGCCTCTAAAGAAGCGCTTATGCAAAACCCACACAACCGTGGAGCATACGTCGACCAATACGCCCGCGACCCAAATGTACCTGACTTGGTGCAAGGCGCATTCAACAAGGCCCGCGAACAGTTGCACGGTAAGATTCAAGAGGCAAAAGCCGCCAACCAGAACACAGAGGCAAAACGGCTTGATGGCGAGCTCAAGAAGCTCAACACATACGAGCAGACTTATCGTATTGAGAATACACGCAAGACCGTGGACTTTGCTAAGGCTAAACATGCGGCCTATGACACTGTCGTGCGCGACATCAACAATCGCCACGAAGGTGCAGACAGCATCGTGCGCGCGCTGCGTGCAGCTATCGGCCGTAATGATAAAGCAACAATCCAGCGTATCGTCAAAGACCGCACCAATATCGGTTTTCGCAACGCCGACATTGTCACCCAACTATTGACAACTGATAAGACCACGCTGGAAGAATTCGCTAAAGACTACGGCGATGGAACCCACACCCCTGAGCAGGTCTACGACCGCTTGGCAGCAACCTACCTCATCGGACAATCGCAAGTATTCAGTGAGAGTGATAAATATGGTGATAGCGCTCGCGCAGCAAAAGTATTACATGCGCCGAAGCAGCAGAAACAGCTAGTAAAAGAGCCCGTTTCCGAACGCCCACAACCGACAAAAGAGGTACTCGACGCCAAAGCTGAGAAAGACCTCAGCGACTATGTGCGTCGCGCGGTGTATGCCGCCCAGCGCGGTGAGACCCGTGTTGAAAGCAAAGCGTTTGAGTCAGTGGAAGATGACAGCGGTGAGACTCAGGTATCTACGGTCGAGAGCGCCAATGACGGGATCGACCCTCGTAACCCGAGACAGCTCGAGGCGTTACTCGGCGCGACCGAGGCCGGCTGGCTAAACGATAAAGGCGAGCTAGTCCACAATAACGCCGAACACAAACGCGAAATCCGTAAAATGTACGATGGTCTGGTCGCACAGTTCCCGGATAAGTTTAAGTGGGTTATCTCCGAGCGCGAGGGCAAAGAGCCCCCGTTCCACCTCATTAAAGCTGCCCTGAAAGATGGTCTACAACCGATGATTGAGGCGGCGGAAAGCCAACAAAAACGGGATTTTACATCCGTCGTACGCAACATGGTTGACGCGAAAGCGACAATGTACAACCTCGGGTCTATCGCCAAGAAGACCGGCAACGATAACATCTTCGCGCTCGCTGACCGCGTACTTGAAGCCGCTAAGCCTACTGAAGCCCAACTTGACGGGCTGGCAGCCCAGTTCGGTGTCGAACGCTCCCGCATTGAAGCTGCGCTTAAAGACATTAATGTCGCAGTTGAAAGCTACATTAATGGCATCGACAGTGGCGCTAAGCCCGATATTGCCGCAGTAACCGCAGCGCAAGTACTTGACGAGAACACAGAGAACGGACCTCTCTCCATGTACTTACGAGATGTACTGGCCGACCTCAACACAAAACGTGTGAGCAAAGAAACTATTAATCACGCCATGTCTGTGCTCGAAAAAGAGGACATGAGTAATGCGTTGCCGGAAGACGTCATTACCCGTTTGACCGAGCTTGGTATTATGAACAGCGCCGAGGTCGACAACAACGTGAGGTTTGTCAACCGTCACGCTGCGGTCCGCTCCGACACAAAAACGACAGATGTACTTGAAGTGTCAACCTCGCGCGGTAACGTCCGCCGCGTGAACTTGCCCCGCCTTGTGGCCGCCATTATGGAGGAGAACAAGGGCGAGAACCTCACACCTGCGCACGCGTTTGTATCCGCTGTACAGGAAGCGGTCGCACGTCTCGAGACGTTGGAAGACAGCCACGGCTATCGCTTGGAGAATGTCACCCAAGCATTCAATGAGATGAAACCTGAACAGGTACTGTATCGTTCCGGTAGCCGTGAGGTGACTGTGGCCGACTACCGCGGTATTGTCGAGGATATGGTTAGTATACAGAACGCCGCAAGTGGGTACACCCAACTTAATGAGCTACGTAAAGCGGCTGTCGGTCAGATGCACGAGGTTATCGAGCGATATACTCCCGAGGGCCGTGACCGCTACCGTAAAAACAACCCGATTCTGTGGCCAATCCCACACCGCGCGGAAAAGAACGAGGTCAGCTACCGCATCGAGCGCGAACAGATGGATACCCTACTCCAAGATGTAATGTCGTTGGATGAAGGCGCGTTTACCCTCGAAAGTGAGATGAAAGCGAGCCCCGAATATCAGCTTAAAGACGTTGTTGGTGGTAAAGACCCATGGAACGACTTTATCTCTGATTTCCTTGAGGCAGTCGACGTTATGAGCAATGACGACTACTCCGGTAGAAACACCAAAGACCTCGACTACGACGCCGCTAAGAGAACAATCGACAACTCAATCAAGACCCTGAAACGTATCTCCGCATGGGTATCGGCTGACCTACGTAACAAACGGAATCCAGAGGCTGGGGTCCGTGCCGGATTGAGTAAAGAATTCTCAAAACGTGTCCGTGCACTGACAACGGGGCTTACCCGTAGCTACTATCGCCTAGCCGCTATCCAACGTAAACTAACCGAGCGACACTACGCGCTCGAAAAGATTGACGAGATGTTCGGCACAAAATCCACAAATGAGCGCACTGAGCGCGCGTTTATTGTTGATAATGGCATCGAGACGTTGGAAGGTGAAGGTCTCGAAACCGTGACCTATACCCGTGAGGATAATATCCAATACGAGTTTGACTCTACGGTTCGTGACAATGACATTGCGTTTGTCGAGGAGCAGACTAATAAAAAACTCTCCCGCGACACTCGCCGTGTATTCGTCGAGAACATGAACGGTGCGAAGAACTTTATCGTGTACTCCACTAACGGTGATAATGTCACTGTGACCGAGTTCAATAGAGGTAAGAAGGTCGCAGAGCACTCGCTCGATAGCGCCGACACTGAACGTGCATCGATGTTAGGCGACAAATACGAAGGCTGGTTGGCACTACACTATGGTGAACGTTCCGGCCTCCCAATCGAGACCCACTCCCGTGTACTTGCTATCGACGTCAAAGACATGGTGAACGGTGAGGGTGGGCTCGGACTCAAAGGTTTTGAGGGCGGCCTCGATAACCTCGACTTCGCCTATGCACAGCTATTCGGTGTCGGTGAGTTGCCGCCGCTCCATGAACGTATCGCAAAAGTAGCACAAGGTGCTGTCTCTTATACCCCGCAAACAGCACAACCAGTCGTGAAGCCGGCAAAAGGCGACACAATCAATTACTTCGACGATAACCCGCGAATCAAGTTCTACGGCAAAGAAATGCGCCCGCTTGACGTAGGTGCCGCAGACCCGAAAGGACTCCGTGCACGTAACTACCGTACTGTACATGAACTCGTGACTGCTACCGGTATCAAAGAGCGGGTGAACATTATCCAAGGCAGTGACATTGATAGCGTTCGAGTTGAGACTGTCAACGGTGAATATAATATTCATCTTCCGATGCTTACGTCGAAGAACGCCCATGAATGGCTATTATCACTTGGCCATGAGCTAGGGCATGTGATGCTCGACCCATACTTAAACGCGTTTGATAAAGGCACATTACCGAACGACACCCGTGAGGTGATTGATAACCTCTACGCCGGGGTGTTGGACGGTGACAAAGCCGCTATCGAGGGTTTTGCCGACAGCTACGCCCAACACTTTATCGAGCCGTTAATCGGTAAAAAGGTCGAAGTCAATGAGCAGAGCAAACATATCCTCGGTAACATCTATATGCGTTTTAAACGTCTGGGGCAGAAAGTCGTTGACACACTCAATAGCCTACTTAAGGATTTTGAACTCCTAACCGGGCGTAAACAGAAAATCAATACCTCGGCGCAGAAGGCGTTTCTCGATAAACTCGCCGGCGAACGCGAGGCTATGCACGAGCATTTGAGAGAGGTTAATGAGAACTTACTCGGCAAGATGAAAGTCAACCCTAAACTAATCGGGCGAGCTATCCGTGAAACACTCCACGCGTTACGCCCAACGTGGGGGCGCCTCAATAGTATCTCGCCGGAAGTAGCGGCCATGTTCCAAGCTGTAGGCGACGGTAATAAGCCTGCGTATGTGAACCTCATGCGCCGATATACCCGTAACGCACAAGGTAAGCGTGTTATGGGCGACCTCTACGACGGGAGTAAGTCAAAGAATATAACTAAAGGTTATAAAGACCTAATTGCTGGTGTTGACAGTGAAAACGCCCGTAATGTGAGACAGTGGCTCAAGAATGTCCACGAGATGTTTATAAAGGACATTGACCCTAATAACATCAACGCTTACGGTGTACGTGACCTCGAGGTTGACCGCGTTCCGTACCGCTTAGACCCGAACAAGGTCAGTGAAAACGTTCATGAGGTCCGGGCAATCTTGCGTGAACTTGGTTATGTTGAGGATGACGTAACCGGGCTTGTGAATGCGGCTATTGAAGGTAGTGACGCTACTGACAATCGCGCCGTTCGCTGGCAGTCAGTGCTATCTAACGACACTCACCGAGCGCGACTTGAGAAGTTCCTCGACCATAACGGTGTAAGCGTGATTAACGCTTATATCCATAACCTCGCTAAGACTATGTCTATGCGCCAAGCGTTCGGTGCCCACCTCCGCGGGCGTGACGGCAAGCTCTTACGTGATGACAATGGACATGCGGTATTCATGCCGATGGCTAAACTTAACCACTATGTACAGCGGATGAACGACACTGACGCATACACCGTGTCAGCTGCGCTGCGAGCAATCAATGGCACATACGGCTTTAAAATGCCTCAACCGGTACGCAAGACTATGGGGACAATTAATGCGGTCGGTAATATGGCTGTGCTCCATCTTGCAGGGCTATTAAATATTATGGATAGCGCAGTACCTCTAATTATGACCGGTGACACCGGCACAGCACTACGCACACTCGGCAAATTTATCTTCTCCGGCAAAAGTCGCGAAGAAGCCGTTGAAATGGCACACATGCTTGGCGTGATTCAGTATGGTGTAATTAGCAACAATATCGAGGGCATCTTCTCTGGCCGAAACCGCACAGAGGGCGCGCTCAACTGGACGGTGGACAAATACTTCCATCTGAATGCGATGCACGCGACGACAAAACTGTCCCGCATCATGGCGACTGCGGCAGCTATCGAGGACTTCCGTAACGGGAAAATCAATAAAGTCAGCCGCGACCGTCACTTAAAAATATTCGGTATTACTCAACAGGAGATTGATACTGCGTTCGAATTCTTAGGCGGCAAAGATGTAAATACCATGTTCGACGACGCATTCACGGAGCGTGCTACCCCTCAACAACAAGAAGCAGTGAATAAACTCCGTAACGCTATCACCGAGTATGTTGACCTATACACACTCGACCCGAGCGAGATTTCTGACCCACTTATCACCTCGAATCCGTGGTTTATGTTACTGACAAACCTCAAACGGTTTGCCTACGCATACCACCACACCATTCTTCGCGGGCAGTGGCAGGAGGTAAAAGCGCGCTTCGGTGAAAAAACCGGGCTCGCTAAAGTACCGCATATACTGGAGCCAGTCTTTATGACCGCACTATTCAGCCTACCGTTGGCGCTCGCCTCTATCTGGCTGCGTGAGTGGTTCCGTGACGGTGACATTGACAAAGGTAATCCATTCGATAAGGACCTAGGCACCCTCGCCTGGGACGTAGTCCAGAAATCAGGCTTGCTCGGTGTTAGGGACATTGTCAATAACGCCGCTAACGCGACCGAGTACGGCACACCGTGGTGGCTGTCTGCAACACCGTCGGTTGCGGTGGTGTATAAAGCCGGCAGCCAGCTCGCTGACGAGAAATACGGGCAGGCGTTTAAGACGGTTGTACCACTCTACGGCAAAGTACACCTGTACACACCGGATAAATGGACAATGTTCGACAACAACGGCGAAGATTAATGGAATAACGTCGAAAGTTATAATATAATTAGACTATCCCAGCCCCACGCCACCTCTTACTGGGATAACTGATGAAACTGACCTACGACAAATGGGGCGGGACTGCGCCACGGCTAGACAAACGGGTTCTACCCGCCGGTTTCGCGACCGAGAGCTTTAATACACGGCCTGACCCGTACTCACTTAAACCGTGGCTACGCGAACAGACGACCACGGGGCGTGTGAAACCGACCGCAAAACAAATCTACCGCTACCACAACGGACAGTGGTTCGAAACCGACCGCGTCGAAACCCGTTTTGTGTCTGCGCCGATCATCAACGACCCAAACCACGAAGTAGTGTACTGTGACCATGAGGGAGTTAAGTTCACCCGTAATGACGTCGCTATCGGGCAAGCCCCATACCCGTCAAACGGGCGCTTAATCGGCGTCCCCCAACCGGCAAAACCCGGAATTAAAAACAATAACCCCCCGCCTGCTAGCGCCGACATACAGGCAATGGATATTGCCTATGTTGTGACGTTTGTTAATGAATTTGGCCGCGAAGGCCCGGCATCGCAAGCATCATCTATTGTTACTACCGACAGTAAAAAGGTCAATATCACTATTACCCGCCCCGCGCTACCGACCGGAGCTTACGCTTTAGGTAACGGCTCGAAATGGCGGCTGTACCGTACCAATACGGCGAGCGATGGCGCGGGTATCTATCAATATGCCGGCGAAGCACCGATTACCAACAGTACAATGAACGACACCCTGCTTGCCGACGAGGTGCTTGAACAGCTATCCACTGCCGACTGGTTCGCGCCGGCTGACACCAATAGAACTCTATGGCCGTCCGGCCCATTAAAAGGGTTAGTGAACGTGGCGAACTCATTCCTTGCCGGGTTCACCGGGCGCACACTGTGTTTTTCTGTGCCCGGTGTGCCACATGCGTGGCCGCCCGCCTACCAGATAGTTGTCGAGTACGACATTGTCGGGCTCGCCGCTGTAGGTTCAGAGGTCGTTGTCCTTACTAAAGGCCATCCGTATGTGGTCTCCGGTTCTGCGCCGGGGAACCTGACTGCGACTAAACTCCCTGACCCACAGGCGTGCATCAGCGCACAATCCATCGTCGCGTTCGAGGATAAGGTTATCTATGCTACCCCTGACGGCTTGTGTGCTGTCACCGGCCAGCGGTCTGAGTTGTTGACCTCTGAAATTTTCGACGAGCGGTCGTGGAATGCTATTAAACCGACTACTATCCTCGCCAGCTACTATGAGGGTGCATACATCGCGAAAACTGATGTCACAACCTTCATCTATCTTCCCGGTGCCGGCACTAACAGCTATCGGACGATTAATTTCCGGCCTGTGGCGATGTTCAACGAGCTCGAAAGCGACACCTTGTTTTACCACGAGGGTGACGGCGTCATTAAGGCTTTTAATAAAGGCGAAGGCGCGTACCGTTACGAGTGGAAATCCGGCATTGCCCGTAACCAGAAGAAGAACTGTTTTACCTGGGGGTGTGTGTACGCGTCTGACTACCCTGTCGAGATTACATTGACGAGTTTCTTTGATGGTGCACATGAGCGTAGCGAGAAATATATCGCGCGTAGCTCTGCACCATTCAGACTCAAGGGCGGTTATCTGGCGAACGAGTTCGTGCTCGGCATCACCGGCGATAAGACTGTGCACTCTGTTGAGTTCGCCAATAGCCTCGAGGAGCTCAGTCTATGACGATGATTAAACGTAACCAGACCGCTATCCCGTCAGTGCCGAGCTCCGTGAGTGCCGACGTGCGTAACTTCCTACTGGCTATACGTAACTCAGTTGTTGTGCTGCAAGGTGGTGGTAACCAGAATGCGGCGCTTGACCGTGCAGTAACACTTCGCGAAGTGAAAGAGGGTAAGTTACAACTGGCGGCGAGCAGTGTCGGTAAAGCTATTCAGGAACTGAAAAAGAACGGCGACGACTCTGTCAAAGGTCTTGGCGAAGACCCGGATAAGACAAAACGAATCGTCGAGGCTCCTACTGCACCGACACAGTTCAATGTTGACGTCGGTCTTACGACTGCGACTCTCACATGGGACTACCCTGCCTACCGCGGGCACGCGTTTACAGAAGTGTACCGCCAAGCGACGGCGCTGACTGCCGATGGGCGCCCTGTAAACGGTCCGTCGTTCGCAGCAGCTAATCACATCCGCGGTTATGCGGTCGGGTCTGCTTACACCGACTCAGTAGACTATTACACCGGCTACTACTACTGGATCCGCCACGTGAACGAGGACGGCGCTGTCGGCCCTCTTAACTCGACCGACGGTGTGTTCGTGAAGTCATCACGAACAATAAAAGATGAGTTGCGAGAGCAGAATCTGAGCTACATTGAGCCGGTGGATAAGGTCCCAAGTAAAGGTACAAACGGCCAGATTGTCTATGACACTATTAACCAACGACTACTGTCGTGGGACGGGAGTAAGTTCGCCCCACTTACGGGCAGTATCGCTGACGGCTCCGTAGGTATTGCGTCTTTCGCCAAGAATATCACCCCTGTCCAGCTCGTGAGCGGTGTCCCAAGCAGTCGTCAGGCGTCAGATGTGGTGATGGACACTACGTCAGGTAAGCTGTATCGATGGGATGGTCGCGGGTACACGGCAGCCGTCAATGCGTCCGACGTCATAGGGCAACTCACTGCTGGGCAGATTGCCGCCGGCGCCATCGGCACATCACAACTTGCAGCGGGGGCGATTACTGCGGACAAGTTGGCTATTGGTAGCGGAGTGAACTTGTTACCTAACCCAATCTTAGCCAACCGCGCTGCGGGATGGTTTACAAATGATGGTACAAAAGGTTCATGGGTGGTGAGCCGCGAGTACCTGACAAAGTCCCCTAACAACTGGCAACCGAAAGATGCCTTACCGACTGAGTGTATTGTAAAAATGACCCTAACAGGGGCCGGACCAACCAACTCCTGGTGTGATGCAGCTGCAATCAACGTGAATGTGACCCCCGGTGAATGGTATATGTTAAGTGGTTATTACCGCGGGTATCAGTCCACATGTCAAATGCTAGTTGAAAAGTACTCCGAAAACCACGCGTCGTACCAAGGGTTAATCGCAAGCACACAGCTTGCCGGTGATGTCGGTAGCGGTAATCCGAGCGGATCGTTCGTCAACGGCTTCCGTAATGCGCCACGGTACTTTGTCAAGTTTCGCGCACCTGATACCGGATGTGTGTCTATTCGCGTGAGGATGTTATCCGCGGCGCGGAGTGGTGCCCACATGTTCTTTGGACGCCCACAACTCGAGAAATGTTCTGAACACGCTACTCAACCCGGTGCATGGTCTAACGGCGGGGTAACCGAAATCCATGGCGGTAGCATTATCGCCGATACTATCACTACCGGGAAGATCGCAGCGGGGGTTATCGGCGCGCGGGAACTGGCGGCTGGGTCGATTACCGCCGAGAAGGTTCGAGCAGGTGCAATTACCGCTGACAAGATGGCTGTTAGTAAGCTCTCTGCCGTAAGCTCTAACCTTGGTGATATTACCGGGGGCAGCCTCAATATTAACAATCGCTTTAAGGTGGCGAGCGACGGAACACTGACAATGCGCTCAAGCACGTCAAATGTCGGTATGGTCGTGACAAATGAATCCATCATCGTATACGACGAAGCTGGTCGTGTGCGGGTGAGAATCGGTAAACTCAAATAACATAGGAAAAAACACATGAAGTATTTTGAAATCGAACTCGAAGACGAGCAGACTGAAACCATGACCCGCGCACATGCGGTCAGCGGCATAAATGTGGACTTTTGCAATAAATACATGTCTGTTGAGATTAGTCACTGGACCAGTCTAAAAGCATTGAAAGGTAACAAAAAACCCGTGTCATGGTCTAGTTACACCTTTTATGGTGAGCAGCCACGCGGTGTTGTGTTAGAGGACTACGCCCTCGAAAAAGTTCGTGAGGCATCTGAATGCGCTGTTGACGGCAACATCATCGTGAACCCATTAAAAGGTGTAGCAATCAGTGACGCCGGAGAAGAGTAACATTGTCTCGGCAGGTATCGACTGGCTGGGCGCGGCGGTAGCGATAGTGTTCGCCGGCCTCGGCGGAGTTGTTCGGTACCTGTCAGACAACCAGGCGCGGGGCGAGAGTTTTTCCCCGCCTATGGCATTGTCCCAGTTCTTTATTGGGGCATACGCTGGGGCACTCGCGACATTTTACCTGCTCACTCGCGAAGTGGAATACACCGTGCTTTTGTGCGTGGCAGGTGGTGTAGGTTATGGGTCTGCGTCGGCGCTCCAGGCTATCTCACGGGTCGTAGTGCGGCACCTTGGCGGTAGTCTGGGCAAGCGAATAGGCCCGGCGGAAGATGTTGAGGACGAACAACCGGAGACACCGGCGAATGATAAGGGAGGAAAGCGCCGTGCGAAGAAAAGAAAATAGAGACAAAGCTAAGCATGTGTGTAAGCTGCTAGCGTACTTCGACCAGTTTTTTGTGGTGGTCGCTTTTATCGGATGCGTCGGACTAATAAATGTCATCTCGGAACAAGGGCTGACTATTAAAAGCCTGGCGCAGGAAAACAGGGTGGCGCTTTCGCTCGCTGACCAGCGCATGAAGCGTATCGAAGCGTTGCATACGGCTATTGACCAGCAGAACGAACGAATTTCACTACTACTTGACGACCAGCGAAGACAGCGGGGAGAGAACAATGCAAAAATTGACGCAATCGGGAAAATTATCAAAGCTAACAAACGCTGTGATAGCAGTGGGGTTTTGCGCGCTACTCTTAACCAGTTGCGCAGCGAGAACAGTTACGAGCCCGAACGCCACGACGGCGAGTAAGACGCAAAAGCGCGATGCACAGTTACTGGAGCGTCTGGTTGTATCGGCTAAACCTCGACTAAAAGGTGATGACTACCCTGACGTGGTTGAATACGCGGTCGCAGTGACACGTTCGTTGGACCAGTGTATTAGCAGTGTACGTGAGGCACGTAAGCTGATCGCCCGTACGAGCATAGACATCGACAACAGTAACGGCACTGAGCGTGTCGGTGGCCGCCGCGGCGGAGGTAGAACCCCCAGTGACAAGAGATAACTAACAGGAGAAAATGAATGAGAAAACCTTTAGGCATTAGAAACAACAATCCAGGTAATATCGAGTGGGGTAGCCCGTGGCAGGGGCTCAAGAAAAGAGGGCCTAAGAGCGGGCGCTTTGCTGAGTTCGAATCACCGGTCTACGGTATTCGTGCACTTGCCGTGTTACTGATTACGTATTACGACAAACGCAAAGCAAGAGACGGCAGTAAGATTGACACTATTCGTGAGGTCATCGAGCGTTGGGCTCCACCAAGCGAGAATGACACCGGTGCGTATGCAAAACAGGTAGCTAAATTACTGAAAATGACATCGTCTACGCGAATTAACATGCACGACTATGACACTATCCGTGGTATTGTTTGCGGAATCATTCGCCACGAGAATGGCCCTGGCCCGCTGAATAACGATAATACGTGGTATGATGACTCTGTCATTGATGAAGGTTTACGTCGCGCTGGGGTTGTTAAACCCGGTAAGAGTGTTGGGCGAGTGCCAGTGACGAAAGAAGCTGTCGGAGCGACAACATCTGCGGCAGTTGGTGCCGGGCAGATTGCTGACGCTCTGCCGCAAGTACAGGACGCGATGACCGGTGCACAGGAACAGATTTCGAGCGGGTCTATCGTGCAGATTGTCCTTGGTGTGCTGGCAATCGGCCTCGCTGCGTACATTGCCTATGCTCAGATTAAGAAACATCAGGACGGGGTCATCACATGATTGTTCGTTTGATTCTTTGGGTCAAAAGCCGTGGGTACATGCTACTCGCGGTGTTGGCTGTCCTGCTCGGGGCCTATGGTCTCGGACACCGGTCGGCATCAAAGGCGGCGGAGGCACGTCGGGTACGCGAAGAACGTGACGTGCTACGTGAAACAGTGCAGGTGAAAAAGAAGGTGAAACGTGATACAGTTAAGATGTCTCCTGACGATGCTCGCCGCGCTCTTGAGCGTGACTGGCTGCGTAAATGATGGAACGAAGCAAAAAGTCGCATTTTGTGATGTCGCTACGCCGATTCTGATAGAAAAGTCGGACATACTGTCGCCAGAAACGGCGAAGGAGATTCTCTCTCACAATCTCACCGGGCGCGAACTGTGTAAGTGGTAACTATCTCTGATGACGGTTCTTCTGTCGGTATCGTGTGACTAGTCTGAACTGCTCAACCTCCGCAGTACGGTGTTCATCGAATCCAGGAGACGATTGAGTGGGAATAGTAATACCGCAGTTTCTACTAGTTTCAGATAATTCCAAAATAGCGATAACCCCTGAGCTTGTCAGGGGTTATTTGTTTCTGATAGTTGCACACAGTTTCTAGCTATTTTACTTTATGGACGGTATAATCCACGGACCGACGCTGTAAGTAGAGGGTAAAAACACCCCGTACCGACACCAGGCGACGGTATAAGGAGGGATTATGCTAACCGACACGAAACTAAAAGCACTTAAACCAAAAGAGAAAATGTATAAGGTTACTGACCGCGACGGACTGTATGCGGTTGTGCGACCGACCGGACGGATTGTGTTCCGCTACGATTACCGAATCAACGGTCGACGGGAGACAGTCACGTTCGGGCACTATGGCCCGGACGGCATCTCGCTGGCAGAGGCTCGAGACCGATTGGTGGCAGCACGAAAACTCGTCAACGACGGCATCTCACCGGCGATCGAGAAACAGACAAAGAAAACCCAGCTCAAAGGGCCTGGTACGGTGACTGAGTTCGTACAGCAGTACATCGATGACGCCCCCATTGTTGGGAGTACTCGTGCTTTACGGCAGGCGACTCTCGACCGCGAGATTCGGCCAACGCTTGGCGGACGATTTATGGGGGAGGTGACAACCCAACAGGTGCGTGCGTTATGTGAGAAGATAAAAGACCGTGGCGCGCCATCGACTGCGCTCCTCGTGAGAGAGTTGTTGAATGCGACCTACCGGTACGCTATTAACAAAGGGCATCGACTGACAAACCCGGTCGAAACAATCACAGGAAGTTCGATCGCCACATTTAAGCCACGTGAGCGGGCGTTATCACCGCGTGAGATTGGTATATTTTTCAGTGCACTCGACAATATGCAATCGGACTTTGCCCTACGTAAAGCACTACGGCTTATTCTCTACACACTAGTCCGTAAAGGTGAAATCGTCAATGCTCGGTGGGACGAGGTCGACTATCACAATCAGGTGTGGACAATACCCGCCGAGAGAATGAAAGCCGGACGGGCGCACAACGTCTATCTTTCCAGACAAGCGATGGATATAGTTGTCGCCTTCCAGATGTACTCAGAGGGGTCAGAGTACCTGCTCCCCGGTCGGATGAACCGGAAAAAGCCGATAGCCCATAGCTCACTGAACCGGGTGATTTACAAGACACTGGAGCAAATTAATAAGGATGGCCGGGTAATGGACGATTTCACCGTGCATGACCTGCGTCGAACGGCGTCAACACTACTCCATGAAGCAGGCTACAATTCGGATTGGATAGAAAAATGCCTCGCGCACGAGAACGGAGGCATAAGAGCAGTTTACAATAAGGCTGAGTACGCCGCCCAGCGCAGAGATATGCTCCAAGCGTGGGCGGACATGGTCGACGGTTGGATTTACGAATTTGGGACGTAAGCCTCGTACGCAAGTTCAGTGTCAGCGCCGGCGTAGTTGCTCGAGAACGTGAACCCGGTCGTGGTAATGTTATATACCATCATTACTGCCACAAGACGCGAGTCGCGGAACTGGCAGATGTTAACGAACGGCGGCTCTGAGAACGTTTTCTTAAACGTGACATGCCACTCCTGGCTGTTACCCGCACCGGTTACTTTGAGTGATGACCGTAATACCTTGCGATGCTCATACTCCTTATATGGTGAGCTGCCACCTCCTGACGACGGTATTTTTGCGAGGACTGCATCTACGATAGTTTTCATTAGGCCATCGGGATTCAGTCCTATGTCTTGCTTGACAGCGGTAACCGCAACGCCTGGGATCTGGTTGACGACCTGACTCTTTAATACAGATAAGTCGTCTTTTCTCGCTAGTTCATGAGGGTCGTCAATTGCTGCGTACAGCCCTTGTAAAATCACTAACTCGCGGCGGATTGAATCCTCTACCCGCGTTAAATCATCACGATTTATGCCGGGAGGCGGAATCTCAGATTTTTTAGCATATAAGGTCAAATCCGGGATTTTTGGTAGCTCGGATTTCTTGGCATACGGGCTGAGGTCAACTGTCGGATAGTTTATTCCGGTGACCGCGCTATTGACATAGTCCGTTGTCGCGTAACCACTGAGTGCGGTGTTGACAAGCTCATTGACTTTCGTCTCTGTTACCCCGCCTGACGGCCCCGAGACACTCGCCACTGCGGTGTTTATCTGCTCCGTGACCTGAGATTTAGTCGGGTAATTTGACAAGTCTGTCGGCGCCGGTAGTTGAGACGTTTTCACGTAACCTTTTAGTAATTCGCCGACCGCGGCATGTGAGGCAAACTCCGAGAAGTTAGGTAGAGCCGGTAACTCGGTGTTTTTTACGTATCCTGCCAGCGCTCGTTTTACTGATTGTGCAACAAAATCCTCTGTCGCAAGACCCGAGAGTGATGGCATCTGAGGGAGCTCAGATTTCTTGGCATACAGGCTGAGGTCAGGTGTTCTAGGTAGTTCAGATTTTTTGGCGTACAGGCTAAGGTCGGGTAACTCACTTTTCGTCGCGTACCCTGACAAGTCCGCCGGTTGCGGTATAGCGTCAATTCGGCTGTTCACAGCCGTGATGTCTGTTGCGACAACAGAAGCGAAATCTGTGCCTGCTTTACCGCCCTTGGCATCGTTGTAGTTTTTGAGTTGTTTCTTGTTAAATTGATTTAGGTCAAGTTCCGGGGTCGGTTCTGCGGTAACAGTAACCTTCGGCTTCGGAGTTATACGGATCCGTTTCATGTGAGAATGCCCTCATAAGTTTTTAAAGAGGGCGTGGGGTGTATGACAGCGATTATAGCATATACTATATCCAACCGACATTAGTCGGCTTATTAATCACTATCGGTATCGGATTATATATTTCTCTGGCCCCGCCTGACACTATCATATTGTCGCCGTGCCTATCACCAAGATTAGTGTTATATATCGGGCATATAAATGCCGCGCTAAACGACAAAAATCCGTCGTTTATTATCGGTAACGGTAGAGTGTACGAGTTTACGTGACCGCCTTCATGTTTAAATTTTCCGCGGTACCCGAGATAGACTAGTTTATCTTTTCCAACGTTGCGACCCCTACCCTTCTCAGCACAGATGTCGTATGGGTGATACCGGTCTTGGAATAGAGGCATAAAACCACCTGCGTTTACATGGTTCTGTTCGGGTAGTTCTTGTATACTCTGCACCGGTCGAACGACGTCCCAGTCACTCCGATAGAGCACTTGACCTGATGCCGAGATTATTTCGATTCCGTACTCGCCATCTGGGAGTTTCTCTGCGTCTTTTATTCGGTAGAATACGTAGTAGTTAGCCGAATAGAAGCTAGAGGTGACTCCATCCGGTTTTAGTACCGAAAGCCACCATGAACCATCCCGTAAGAAGACTTGGGCATCAGTTGGATTAGCGTAGAACACCGTATCCGCGATGTCAATAGACCCGGGTATCCCGGTCCCACCCCCATTCCAGCCGGCTAGTTTATCTACATCAGGGTTGTAATCGCACTCCGTGAAAACAAGCGGATATTTATGTGCGGGTCCGAGCCGAATCTCTTTATAGTAACGTTGAGCAGGGTTCAGTTCGCTATGCCCCGTAGAGGCCTTCGTAATTTCCTCGTATCGTATAAGCCGTTGGAATATTAAACACTGTTCTTCCCCTAGGAACAGTGGCAATGCGTCTGAGTAGATACCGAAGGTCATACTTTTACCCTCCAGACGAGGACTGCTACGACTGACATATCTATAAGCCACGGGTACGGCGCTTTGGCAGTGTCCCAGATAAACTCAGTTGCGGATCCATCAGAGTCTTTTCTGCCGATATTATCTCTTGCGATGACGATGTCCGGGTACGTGCCCGTGTGTGACGCCCGGAGATATTCCGAACGACCGAACTGTGTGTCAGAGGTTAAGTACGTGCAGAAATGTTTGTGCCCTTCGACTGGGGTGATTTTATGGGTACCTTTTGTGTTTAGTGGGGTCGGGATAATATCAACGAGCATAGCGACATTTGAGTTGTCGCTTTTACCGTCGATGTAAATACCGTGGGTAGGTTCAGCCATTAGTAAGCCCTTTTCTGGCTTGGTTTGGGTTTATTCAGATTATTCCGGTTCACAAATTCGCGGCGCGCTGTCTCTGCCCAGTTATGGGCGCGCTCTAGTACTGCAAGCGCGTTATCGAAATCCGCGAGCTTTGTCGACGGATTTGTGACAAGGGCAAAGAAGTGCTGCTCAACGGTAGCGACAGCATTATTGTACACTTGCACTAGCGACCTCGCGTTGGCGAACGTTACGAGAGAACCAGTCATCGACTTGCTTGGCGTCGAATAAGCAGGTGTTATGTTTAAAGGTCGTTTCTAGCGGGGCCGGGAAAGGGTCACTTTCCCGGTTACGTAGACGCCAGATGGAGGTTTTGGAAATATTGTAGATGTTACGAATATCGTTGAGTTTCAGTAATTTTTTGTCTGTCATAGTGTCATCTTGCGTTCTGTCCCCACCCGCGAGAAGTGGATACCGATTACGTGATAGACTTTGTCACCTCTTTTCAGTTCGTGATAACGAGCAGTATGCTCGTCAACTTCCTCACGCACTGCCCACGAAGAAGCGTACATGTCCGGTTTGTACTCAAGGACGCCGAAGATAATCCGTTCGTCCGTCATTAAAACAACATTGTCGAGGTCGCAACAGCTTAGATTTTTATCGACCATGAGCACCGCGCCGCGGCGTAATTTAGATGTTGGTGTGTCAACTTCGATGCCGAATACCGAATCAACCACATTTAAAGCCATAATCTCGATTTCCTTAGTAATTTCTTTGCCTGACAAAAGGTATTTTATTGGTAGATTTTGTCTGGTGTATGTGTCAACAACGAAGGTATCTAACCGGATGCCAAGGGCTTTCGTGAAACGCTCTAAGAATGATTGATTCAGTTTTAGTGTTCCGCGCAAGTACTTGTATAGTGCCGGCTGAGATATACCCATCTTATCGGCTACGTACTGCTGACCGTTGCCGGTCTCCTGCTCGAAATTATTGAAGGCTTCAACAACTTTGCGATGAAGGTCTGACGTGTAAACCGGTGTCCCTGTCGGGATGCCGGAAGTATTTGAATATTGCATAAAATAATCTCCGTAGTTATAAGCGACGGTGATTATGACATAAACTTTTTTACAATACAGCCTTTATAGCTTCTACCAATTGTTTGTACGACTTCAGCCGCCGCTCAAATTCATGTTTTGGTAGCCCGTTAAGCCACTCATCAGGTGAGGTGTAAATGGCCCCGGCGCTCTTGAAACCTACAATCACCATGGCTTGTTGTCCACAGTCTACGGTCTCTTGTAGCAGTTTCTTTTGTAGCCCACTTAGTGCGGGTACAATGAGCGTAGAATCTTTTACAGGGAGTTTCTGTAGGTACTTGTACTCTATCCAGAGCGCTTTTCCTGTAACTTTACTACGATAATACGCGTCCGGAATTCCGCCCATGTATTCATCGCAGATTTTCCACGCCCAGATGTCGGGCGGTAAATGCTTATGTACCGCCCTCGTGAACTCAGACTCTATCATTGTTTCATGAGACCAAAGTCTTCGTACACTTTCTTGAGTTGTGCGTATAACGCATCGCCCGCGTTACCTGCAAATTCGATGTCAAAGTTGTAATACACCGCACCGTTCGGGGCTTTCGCCGGTTTACTGGACAGTGTCCACACCGAAGCAAAACGAGCGGCTTCACGGATCTGTGGCATGGAGTTCCATTGACGACTGACGCGTAACTTAGAGCCTGACATCTGACATAAGACCGGGGTTTTAACTTCTCCGTTCTCGTCCAACAACACCAACAAGTGATTGTGAGTTTCTTGAATGTCGTATTGTTTCGGGTCGATAGTCGGGTCTTTTAGTGCTTCACGCGCTAAATCTTCGGTGTCGAATGACCCCAACATACCGCCGCCTGCGTCGCGTTTACGCCATACGGTGTATTCACGAGTGAAGTGTAAGTTGACACAGTACACTGCTTCGAAGAAGTCTTCGGTAAGCGTGTTCATGAGCAAACCTGGTTGTGCACCTTCGATGTATTTTTCACTGCCACGTGTGACTTCCGGCGACATCGCCTGTAGCAGTACTAGGCGTGGGATAAGTTGGTCTTCGGCAGCGACATTTTCGTTTCCTAAGCCCGCGTCAGCAATTGCTTGTGCAGCGAGCATAGTTGCCGGGTTAAAAGCCGTTACTGTGGTAGATTCAGATGCTTGAGTTTGTTTAGTCATAATAAGTTTTTCCTTTTATATGATGTATGGTGGGTTCTATCCAAACCCACGTAGTGCATTTTATAACTTTATAGGTTATAAAACAAGTTAAAAATCAACTTTTAGGCCTTACGTACAGTGATTTTCGTCACCGTTGTAGGCTCTAGCCCTCTGACTTCGACCCCTTGCGCCAGCAGTTCACGGTAGGCGGTTGCATTTAGTCGGCGCTGGAATAGGTATAACATGTCATTGTCACGGGCAAAGGCATTGAAGTCATCCCAGTCAGTGATATTCGGTACAATCTCTTGGGACTTGATCACCTGACCGACACCGCGGACAGTAGCGTTGTCTAGACCGGTTTTATCGAGCGCGACCATCAGTTGCAGTTCGATTTCGTCTAGCTGTTCTTTAAGGGCTTTGTCAGTTTTTGATAGCTCTTGGCGCTGCGCGCGGATATGTTGGTACTCTGTAATGAGTGTTTCTAAAGTTTGTGACTCGCTCATAGTCCAAAATCCTCCGGCTGCGCCACACGTTCAGTGACTTCAACGGCTTCAAGCTCGTTACTGATGATGAACTTCAATTTGCCGATGTTTTCGTCGATTTCGGCTAACTTATCTGCCTGTTGTTCGCGGTTCTTGCGTAGTGCCTGTAGCTGGCGAGCGGTGTCCGCGATACCTTCAACGGCCTCCGGGTCTTCGGCTAATTCGGTAAGTCGGGCTTTGAGTTCCGCTTCCTGTTCAGCAGATTTAGCAGTGTCTGCGAACACGGCTCGACGCTGGATAAGCAATTTAAGTTTTTGAATAGCTTTTAAGGTACGGTCGTAGTTAAAATTGATGGTTGTCATAAGTTAGCCTTCCTTTTTAAAGTTAGTAGTTAATGCGGCGTAGGATAATAACTCGTCCATCGCGTCGAGTTTCACACCGAGCTTGTTGTAGACGTCAAGCTCGACTGTGTTGGTTGCAGCAATTCGGATAGTTTCCGTCTTGCGCGTCTGCCCTGCCCGATAAATACGATGGCAGAACTGTTGATAGTGTTCGGCGTTATAAGTTGGTGATGCCCAGATGGTGCGGTTACCGCGGGTCAGTGTCAGTCCGTGGCCGGCTGATTGTGGATGTGCAAAGACAACTCGTAATTTGCCTGATTGGAAGTCATCAACAATTTTTGCGCGTTCCTGGGCGGGTGTTTCACCGTCAATTACAGCAAATGCCAATTTTCGTTTAGTCGCTTCTTCGGTCAATGCAATCCGCTCGTGCCGCCAGTTAAAAGCGACGACGCAGTGGTCGGTTTCTTCAACTAGGTCAAGCACCAGTTTATACCGCTCTGTATGGATTACATGTGTTTGGCCTTGTTCGTCATACACTGCACCTGTCAGTAGTTGGAGTAATTTACGCAGACGTACACCGGCATTCATCGCACTGATCGCACCACTTTCGAGCATGAGCACGGATTCGCGTTGAAATTCACGGTACTGCTGCATGATTTTGTGCGGCAGTTCAGTGTAGATAGTACGGACGTGGTTCGGCGGAATTTCGATTACGTCCTCGAATTTCACTCGGAACGTGATGTCTGCTGTCATTGCAGTACAAAGCGCCGTGGCCTTTTCTTTGTCTACCCACTTAGTAATTTGCTTCCCACCCACAGCCAGAATTCGAGGTTCACAAACATGCGCACGGAAACCGAAGAAGTTTTTACCGAGGCGCTCACCGTCGTCCACAAGGTAGAGTTGATGCCAGAGGTCGGTCACAGTGTTTGAGTTCGGTGTCCCAGTTAATACCACACGATAAGTGAAGTAGCCCGCGAGTTCTGCCATCGCTTTTGACCGCGTGCTGGTGCGATGTTTATAAGCAGTAGATTCGTCAACGACGAGGGTGTCGAAATCTTTCAAGAGGCCTGGCTCATCGGCGAGGGCTTTGACGCCGTCATGGTTAATTAGCACGATGTCAGTGTCAGCGGCGAATGCTTTTTTACGGTTCTTGGCGTCGGCAACTGAATAAGTTAACTGAGGCGTGAACTTTTTAATGTCTGCGCCCCATGACGCTTCAAGAATAGAAAGCGGGGCTACGACTAGTGCGCGCTTGCCTGTGTTTCTGGCAGCAATGGCATCGAGAGTCGCTCGAGTTTTGCCGGTGCCCGGGTCGGAGAAGTTGCACATGCGGGGATGTGTAAGCCAGAACTCGGTAGCTGCTTTCTGGTGGGCAAATGGGGCCGAAATCATAATACTCTCCTAGATATTTGAGGCGTCAAAATAATTTTTACAATGTCCTTCTTTGCCGTACCAGCAGAAGCGGCAGGCGTTAGCGGACGGGGTTGCCGGGAATTCGGTTGCGGTCGTCATAATCACCGCACGTTTATGCAGTTGTGGGCGGAACGCGAGTGCTTGTTGTCGTGTGTACTCACGAATTAATTTCTCGCCTTTATCTACGTACCAGAATTCGATTTTTACAAAGTCTAGTTCTGGATAACGCATGAATGCAGCGATGGCGTAATCTAGACCCTGCTCACCGTGCTTGAGTTCGTTGCCGAATTTTTTACCGGTTTTGTAGTCGATAATCAGCGCTGAGCCATCACCTTCGGTATAAAAACAGTCGAGCTTGAACATCGCCCAGTAGGCTTTTTCGTCAGGGTCTAATACCGACCAGTGTGTGTCGAACTTCCAATTCTCCTCACAAGTGAGTTTACCTTCGGTATAAGCCTCGCGTAAGGCTTCAAAACCACGAGTGAACTTGTTAAGCGGAACGGGGATGTCCGTCGGAATCTCGCCACGAACGTATCTCTCCGCGATTTCGTGAATTTCAGTCCCGCGAGCGGCGGCAGGTGATGTCGGTTCGTAAATTTTATCGATACGACTGAATGCTACCGAGCGCGGACACTGCTCGTACTTACTTAGACTCGAGAACGACCAGCTTGGCACCGGACCGAGGATAAGGTCGGTTTCTAGCTCGTCTTTCTTTTTATGCGGTTTTGGTACAAAGACCTTGGTATCTGATTCAGGGGCGGCAGATTTCTCTACCGCCTTTCCAATTTTACCGTTCGGGGTGAATTGCACTATCTATCTCCTACTTGATTGAGGTGGATAACTTGGGTCGCCATCTCGACTTTTGTTTTTTCTTCGTTTGGCAGACTGTTAACAATGGCATCGACTTGGTCTTTTGGCATGTACCAAGTGACACGGGTACCTCGGACTCCGGAAGGTTGTCTCCTACTCTCAACCCCATTCGCTGACAACAGACGACCGAACTTGTTCGCGGTCATCTCTCGTGTGCCTTCAACGAAATGGTACATAATGCGTAGTTCTTCGTTTTCGACGAACGTTTGACGTTCGAACTTGGCATTGTGCAACCATTTGAGTACCACCGTCCGACAACGGGCGGCGACACTCGCCATGGTTGGATCAACCTCACGAGCTTCTAGCACTGTGGTGAAGTAATCCAAGTCGCCGCGACGGACCGCACTAAAGAACGCTTCACTTGACGTTTTACCTGCTTCACGGGCCATTTGTTTGGCTTCGTTGTTCAGCGCAATAAATGCCTGCGGAATATTGACTTTGAAGTTGTGCAGGAACGCAGCCATCGCTTCGATTTCACTCTCAAGCGCCTTATCTACATTTTCGCGGTCGTAAATAAATTCCGGGAATGCGTCCTTAAGCATAACCTCTTGACGAGGGGCGACATTAAAACGACGGTCATTGTCCGGGATTGTCAACGCGTTTAGATCGTTAGTTGACATAATCAAGGATGCGTACGAGCGAATCTGCTCCTGCTCTTTACGCATTGCGCGTAGCGTGCGTTCATCGTCGGTGATTAAGGACTTGAGTGATGCCTCGGTCTTTTTGTGATTGCTCAACGTTTTCATATTGAGTTCGTCAATCAACACTAATAGTGCGTAGCGTTCCCAGCCGTTCTTGTCGTCTTCAAAGTTACTGAGTTGCTTCTCGTAAGCGTACTTCTCGCCCCAGAGTGGGCGACACACGGTGCGGTAGAAGATACCTTTACCTGTGCCTTGTGTCCCTTGTAACACCCAGCAAGTCTGAGCTTTTTTGCGGGTCTGAAAGATATACGCAAACCAGTTTAAGAAGTGGCAAATTACTTGGTCGTCGTATGCCAACATGTGCGAAATGACCTTGTAAATGGTCGGGCACACGAACTGCAACATGGTTGCTGTGTTATATTCAATACCCTCGACCGGTGCCTCATATTGTTTGCGCATATACTCGGTCGGTCTGAACGTGTTCACCAGTGTGTACCCTGTGAGCGGGTCTTCGGTAAACGGCTTAGTTGTCGTTGGGTCGAATAAGAGTTTTGCCGGTGGTACTTGCTCCGGAAGCGTACGGCCGTAATGGTTAAACCATAACTCTGCTTTACCTTTGTCAGTGGCAGTTTCATCCATGATAATGACGTCTTCTTCCGGCGAATATAAAGTTAGTAGATAGTTGGTCGCGCCTTCTAGAAAAACCATAGGGCGTTTTTCAGTATCTCTGTCTTCTTTGGCCGGCGTGTGCCCTTTGAACCGTTCAAGGTGCTCGGCGTAAGTATCCGGGTCAGCAGCCTCAAAGAGGAATGGGTCTTCACCTTTGAAGTTGTATACGATTGTCGGATTAGATAGGTGCACATAATAGGCGTTACTGTCGCCGGTCGGCCCTACGTTATAGTAGCAAAAGCGATCACTATGGTAAGCGTAGCGCATACTCATGCGTGACGGGTTGTTAATGACCTTGTTGTTACTAATGACCGAATAGGATGCTTTAGTGTATTTGAGACCCTTATCCTTATAACATTTAGTTATAATCGCCTGTTGTAACTGTTCGTTTTGTTCTAAGTCGAGCTTTGCCACCTCACTCGAGATAGAGGCGAGCTGTCTTAGTCCCGGTACGACGACGACGCGTTGGCTGTTATCGGTAAACGGGTTCTTAACCCCCTCAAATGCCGGTGGCGCGATGTAGATGATTCGACTGTTGTCAGCTAAACATGGGTCAATTAACCATTTAAGTGCTTTACCGTGTGCGGTAACAGTGAGCTTGTCGGCAAAATACTTTAAGTTTAAGTGCTTGATGTACTCTTTCAGTGACTTAGGACTAATAGCCTGGTCTAAGAAAAAGTGCAGATGCACACGAGCGGTGTCAGCAATGCCGCACGAGCTTGATGCACAGGCTACAAAGGCTGTATCTTTGAGCTCAGGGATGTCTTTAATGACTTCTTTGGCGACTGCGGTCAGGCGTTCGGCACCAAACTCACCTTTTAAGCTCATGCCACCGATAGGTAAACCGTCCACGTCAAGCACCATGACACGTGTTTCAGCGATTGTGTTGGTCTTATTGGCGCGGGATTCGTTAACCAATGGCGATTTTAATGGGCCTTTGTAGAGGCAGTGATTAAGCGCTGCGTGTTCGCGCAGTTTATTAGCGTAATCTTCAAGCGTGTCAACATCTTCCACGTGGCTGGTGAAGTTTTTTGCCAGCGGGTAAGAGGTGACTTCATTCGATTTGAAGACCTTATGGAGCGGTATTTTGGCGCTTAGGAACGTGATCTGCATTTTTGCACCCAATCAAAATCGTCTCGGCATTCTTCGGAACAGAAAAGTTTGTCAGTTGGTTCGTGGCAATAGCGACAGAAACCTGTCGGTTTTAGCGCACCAGCGTGTTTGCGTGTATTTAGGGCGGTTTCAAGTAAAAATGTTGAATGTTTTTCAGCGATGTCGACGTCGTCCATAATGGTCTCCGGGTATAAGTAGAACCTAAAGAGATATAGTATAACTCTTTAGGTTATAATTTAAATTAAATTTTTTCATGCAAAACTACTATTTTGAGTAATTTTTTGCATATCCCCCTTCGGAATCAAGTGGGAGGTTCGGCATCCAGACCGGTGAAACACACATAAATTCTTGGATTTTAGCTTGAATATCATCAGGTGTGTATCTCGAGTCGTTGTCCTTGGCAATGACGATGATTTCGTCGTGGACTTGTAACACAATACGGCCTAGGTTGTTTTCGACCAGCCAACGGTCAATGTTATTCATCGCCTGTTTGATAACTATGCCGGCTAAGCACTGACAAATGTTCTCAATCAGGTTGGCACCGTAGATTTTTTTCCAGAACTTACCATTCCAATACTCAAGCTCGTTAAGGTCATTGAACCGCAGCCCCGGGTAAGACAAGAATAATCCGTTCGGGAGCAATAGGCCGTTGTGAATAACACGGAGCGGGCCCCATTGCAGGTCAATTCTTGGGTCCATCATCGCAAGTAGCATCTGTTGCGCTACTTGCCAGCTACGGGCAATTTCCGGATATTTACGGCGATAACCATATACACAGGTCTGTGCTAACTCAAGTGAGCACTCCATTGGCGGTGCACCCATCGGTCCTGACTGTAATGTCTGTTGGAATCGTAAAACACCCATACCGTAACCAAGACCTAGGATACAGGTTTTACCCACGTTGCGTTCAGTTTTGGTGGCTTTCGACACCGGGTAATGGTATACAACCTCCTCAGCGAAGTTTGAATATACATCGAAGCCGTGTCGGAAGGCCTCGACAAGGTCGTTTTGATTAGCAAATGACGCATTCACACGGCAATTACTGACGATGTAACCGTTATAGGTGAATCGGTTTCGTGGGCCCGCGTTTATGATGTCCCAGACTTCTGTTTTCGAGGTCTGATTGGTGTAAGATTGGCTCTTTCTATGCACTGTTCCGGTGTTAGCCCCTGTTTGTGCCACAATAATATTGTTGACGGGTGCCGACCGGGACAATAGTCTCTGGCAAATTTGCTGACAGACATTGATTGACCGTCGTAACTTACTACCATGTTGCAGCGTCTTGTTTGTGCGTTTTGTTCGCGGTTCACTAGCCGTATGTTCCCTTCCTCGTAGTGGCCGTTCGTATCTATTCTGTCGACTTCCAGTCCAGAATAATCCGGTAACGGCATTAATTGCCATAGATAACGTACGAAGTGCGCCGGAGATTCGAATCGGTTTTCTACCCCCTTGTAGGTCTTTGACGACGGCTTGTTGGCCTTCAGCCTTGTTGTCATTGCATTGTAGCGACGCTGTAATTGCACCCTTGGTTTTTTTGGTATGTCCGGATAATCCGAATTTCCACAGCTTTTGCAAGCCGTTGATTTTCCATGCTCTAGGTCGGATGCAGTTACTAACGATTCTTTGCCACAATCGCACTGCACATGCAGGGTTACTTTGCTCGTGTCTAGCGGTATTGGTTTGTCTAGAACTGTCCATTTCCCGAATCGCTTGCCCGCCAATTTCTCCAACCAGCAGAGCCGCTTTAGTTGACATAGCCTCGCCCAGCGGTAGTTTGGTCCCGTCGGCAAGATAGACGACGTGGTCAGGTGTCGCCGTAATGCCTTTGTACGTGATGACATCGCGTTCTCCTTTGCATATTACTCCGTCATGGGTTATCCACTCTAATCCGTCCCATAGACGGTCTGATAGTTTAATGTCTTTGAGTTTTTTCAGGCCCGAATCAGTCAGCACAAGTCCATCTCCGTGGAGACATTCAATATTGCTCGAGTCTGCAACATACACTTGATACCCATCAGGGGCACAGAGAGCAAGGCGGTGGCGTGAGCCTCGAGGAAGATTCTGGAGGTTTATGCCGTCAGAGCCGCTGTATCTGCCCGTCGCCGCCCCGTAATACTTCAATGGCACCGGCAGCGGTAATGCACCATCATTACTGCAATTAAGCAGGGTCTGCGCGCGGGTGGCGGAGATAGTGGACTTGGCCAACTCACGGGCGATAAAAATAGGTTCGAGTTCCGGGTTATCGTCCTTGAAGCGGATGTATGGCACATCTTTTTTACCAAAGGCGTAGGTTGCTGCGCCTTTGAGGTTCGTTTTCATCGGTGGTTTGAGACCGAAGACTTCGGAAAGTAATCTGGCATAACGAGGATTACTGCTGAATAGCTTCACGTCTAATGGTAAATCGAATGTGTCCGGCACACCACGTAGACGGACCGCTTCAAGGGCGCGCTCAATTGCGTTTTCGGTCTCCGTCACATCGTCGTGTATTGCTTCACGTAACAACGGCGCGTCGGTCACGAACATCGGTTCGGCATACATACGGATAATCATATGCACTTGGTACAGTTCTTCTTCCGGGAAGCCGAAACTGAGTAGTTTTTTATATGCACGGTAAGTTAAATCTACGTCGCGTTTATTGTAGACAGCCATACGTCCATGCTGTTCGGGCGTTAGTGTCTCTACGCCCAGGAACGATTCAAGGGTGCCGTGAATTTTGTGTAGTCTCGGGTCATTTGGAAATAGTCGTTTACCCAGTGCATCGAGTGATGCGGATTCGCCCGGCCAGTATGCGCGAGACATTGACATAGTGTCTGCGTACGTATCGGGGCGTACACCGTAATGCCAGTTTAGTGCAGCCGCGTCGAACGCTGTATTTTGACCGACAAACGTCCATGGTCTCGGTAAACTGTTAAGAAAATCAATCGCTTGTGGTATATTTTCAGTGTCATAGTACTGCGTTTCTTGGTCTTCGACCTTAATCGCGAGACTGTGCAATTTAAATTTTGGGTGACGAATGTACTCTGTCATCGTCATTTTTCGGAGACTTACTTCGTTGTCGTAGTAGGTTTCAATATCTATTGTCACATCCATTTTTTGCTTCCTCGCGTTCGATTAAAAATTCCAGCTGCGATTCTTCGTGTTCAGCAGCCATTTTTGCTAATTCCTCAGCACGAAGCTCGTTCGCCAGCTTACGGGAATCGGCAAGGTATACTTGGTACACCCGCTGCTCGCCAAGCGCACTAAGCGCGGTGTCCATGGCAGAAAAACGTGCGTCGACACGTTTTTCTAGCGCTTTGTGGTCGAATTGGCGCATTAGTTTACCTCTTGATAAAATTTATATTTACCGGTCGCTTTCGCAAGTTTTTGGAAGTGTTTCATGATGTGATCTTCGGCTTCTTCCGGCGAGATGACATCTTTAACCAAGATACCGAATGAGTGATTGACACCATTAATGACAGCATTGAATATGACCATATCCTCTGTCTGTTTTCGTTGTACGTGGAGTAGTTCTTTCAGTTTTTCGCGAAGTTCAATAGTTGAATCTGCGACGATTACGGTTATATCGTGGTACGTAACTAAATACATGTTATTCCCCTGGGTTGTAGAACTTAATCGCGTTTCTTGTCCCGTCCTGCATAATTTCTTCCGTGTACACGTCAAGGCACGCAGGTGGCGGGTCGAGTATTGTTAAAATGCTCGCCGCTTTGAAGCCGTCGATACTTAGTTCGAGCGTTGTGGCGGCGAATCCTTGTGGGGTGGCAAACGGGTGAAAATCCGGTATGCGTGGAGACAGGCGCTCACGGAAATTCACCAGTTCGCCTTTTTTCATCTTCTTACCTGTCGGCTCAAAATGAATTTTTAGTAATCGTGTCTGTTTCAATAGCTCACGGTGGCGGCGTTGGCCGATAAACCACTGCTCAAAATCAGCGAGGGTGTCAGCTTTGAAATGCACAACCTGGTGCTCGGTGTTGTCTGTCTCATATTTTGTCAACATCGAACCGAGGACGTTGTACACATGAAATGGTGCTAGGACCGCTCTTAGTGATACATCGTCCATGTCATAGGGACTTGCCACCCAGAACATAGTGAGCTTGTGGTTTGGGTTGGCTTTCTCGAATCTATCAACCAGTGACTCTGCGATATAATCGTTAAGCTCGGAGAGTGTGACTTCGGTTTGTGTAAATATGTTTTCTTCTTTATCAAGGTACACTTCGCCATCTGGGTTGCGACAGACGACGCCACTGTGGATATTCCATTTCCATCGCTCAGTTTTTAGCGCTACCTCTTGAAGTTTCGTGATTGCTGTCGTCTGTTGGCGCTTGCGGTCATAGACTACAGTTCGTGGTTGTAGGCCTGTGCGACCGCCCTCTAGCTCTCGACGGTCGACACAGTTACAGATAATGAGATTTTTAAGGTCATAGGCCGCTTGTACCCGCATACGTTTATTGCGGTCTGAGCGGACGACTTTACCGTTTTTACGGCGGTTTTTACTCGTCGCCATCGGTAACCTCCATAAAACGGCCTCTAGCGTCTAGTGTGTACCAAGTGTCAGGTTTAATGTTGTTTTTGCCTACTTTTGATGCTCGAATGTGGATTAATTCCCCTTCGTCATTTCGGTAGACACATACAATCGCACCATCTGCACCGGCTTTAGCTTTTGATTTTTTGCCAAGTGCAATTGCAACAGACTGATAACCCGTATTTGTCGCAACAGACTGATAACCCGTATTTGTCGCAGCGGAATAATTACCTGTATTTGTCGCAGCGGAATAATTACCTGTATTTGTCG